ATTTACAGGATCTGGTAGTGCAACTGGCATAACATTCAATGCAACTAAAGATGAGAAATTTAGAATTACTGATAGAATTCGTGACATCTTCACTGTTGATGGATGTTCTGGTGACACAGTAATTGGTAACCCAAGTGGTACTATACTAGCAAACAGATCTCAATATGGAACTTCTGTTGCTTCACACACAGCTGGTGCAACAGTCTACACAGTTCTTAAAGATCCTAAGGTAGACAACGGTATTGCTACTACATTTGTTAATACTGTTACAACCATCGCAGATAATGCCACAACACTTCCTGTTGATGATATTACTAACTTTGAAAATGGTGACTTCATCTTTGTTGGATTTGGGTCTGGTGGAAATGAAGAGATTATGCAGATCAATGGAACTCCTCAGACTAGTGGAGTTGCACCTGCTGGTAACTTACCTGTTACTCGTGTTGGATCTCTAGCTAATGTTCCTGGCATATCATCAACACACAATGATGGTGAAACTGTATTCAGGATTTTATTCAGGGAGACTACACTTCTAACAAATAATATTGCTGGATCTGGATCTAATGCCGTTGAGATTGGACTGAAGAATAGTGATGTCGTTCCATTCTTCCTTGATCGTGAATATTGGATATTAATTGATAATGAGGTATTCTTTGTAACTAGTAGTAATACTAATGATGGTGGAACCATATTGGTTAAGAAAGATTATCATCATGGTAAATTGGATGTGTATGATGATGTTAAGTTCATCGGTTCTAACTTTGAAATAACTGGTACAGATAACAATGTACCTATCCTTAAGTTACTCAATAACGAGGAACACCACTTTGAAGGTGGAGCACTTGAAATTAACGCTGCTACTGACATCAGTGGTAACTTGAGACTATTCCCATCCAAATGTGTTGAGGATCCTGATGCTATCCAGTTTACTAATAAGTCATATACTCCAACATTCAGAGTTGAAACTGATTTTGGTGACACATTTGTTGGTCGTTTACTTGAGGTTGCTGGTATTGCTGGAACTAACCCAACAAACTCTCAAGCAATTCTGGATGTTAAAAATCTAGGTGTTAATGGTGCAAACAGCTTTACCATTATGCAAGATGGATCTATTGATGCATTCAGTTACAAAGGATATAAGAATAAGAATGGTGGACATATTACTAAGTTCATCAACGCAACTTCTACTTTGTCTGTTAATATAAATTATATTGTAGCGGTAGCTCCTTCTACTGGTTCTCTTGTACTTACACTTCCAACTAATCCTGAAACAGGTGATGTTATCAGAATCACTGAAGTTGCAGGAGCGTTAACTTACAACAACTCACTTGTAATTCGTGCTCCAATCGTAGGTGGTGAACCAGTAGCACTTCAAGGAGATACTTCAGGAACCAAGTTGGGTGGTTTGTCTACACCATATGGATCTGGTGAACTGGTTGTTCAAAACAGAAATGCATCCTTCGGACTTGTTTTTGTAGGGCAAACAGATGGTGATAACTTTATCCCTGCTGTCTATCAAGGTTGGTGGTTAACTGAACTATAATGGCATTCTATAACAGACTAAAAACTATGAAGTCTGCTCCCGTAGGCACTATCATGCCTTGGAGTGGACAGTCTAGTAGTGGTAATCTTCCTAACAATATACCTACGGGGTGGATTGTTTGTGATGGTAGATCATTTGAAGCTAATGATTTTCCTTTATTAGCATCTATGATTGGAAATACATATGGTCCTACTGACACATCAATAGTTGGTAATTTTCCTGATTATGAAGAAGGAGATACTTTTAGAGTTCCTAACTTAAATGGTAGGTCAATGGTTGACCTTGAGAAATCATATTTACAACAAACTAAGTATCAGTTTGGACAACCTGATGCTGAAGCTGCGATTGGTGATTTAATCTCTGACGATGGTACAGGTGTTACTCCTCCAACTATCTACAGTGCTGATACGGATCTAACATTTCAATTGGATCCAATTGACACAATGGCAGGAAAAATTCAAGGTATTACATTGAATGATCCTACATGGTCTAAGACATATTATACTATTGGTAGAAAATTAGGTCTTGATCACACGCCAGGTCACAAACACTCAGGACAATACACAACAGCACGCCCTGATGGTAGATATGTTCAGATATTTGAAGCACCAACTCCTGGTCTTTCTGGTGGAGATTATGAGTCTGCAAACTTAAATGGTATTCAAAACACTGATACTGAGGATGTATGGCCAGGTGGATTTGGTAATATGACATACTATGATGAAAATACTCTAGTATTAACAAACGAAGCAAAATCTTTTACACAGGACAGAATTCCAACAGCAAATAAACAAAGTAATATTCCTGCTCATGGTGCATACACAGCAGCGTTTACTGATACTTACAACCAAGCAACAAACTCTGGTGCTTATGATCACTCTATGAGACAGGTCACTGGTGTATTTCCTCCTCCAACTACTATTTTTGGTAGACCAAACTACTACAATGGAGATGTTGGTTCAACATATCCAACAAACCTCAGTTCCATTGGAGAAGATTTTACTGATGCAACAGTATCATCACATAACCACTTCAGTTTTGATCTTTCAATGAACATTGGTGGTCTTAGAATTCCACCAAATATTGCTGTAAATAACGTACAATCTTATACAGTTAACGTTTCTGACATACCAGATGCGTTAAATATTCTTATGGACAATCAAACACCGTCACAAACTGTGGTGATGATTATCAGAGCTTACTAAAATGGCAGTTTTTTTAAACAAAGAAAGAACTAAGATCGGAACAACAACAGGAACGCTGATTGCTTTTCCTCAAGAGTTGGAAGTAAACGATCCTAATGTGGGAAATAGTGCAACATTACTTCCTGCTGGTTATTTAAGATGTGATGGTGGAATTTATAGTTCAACAGTGTATCCAGCTTTAGCAGAAGTTATTGGAACAGGTTCTGAATGTGCATTTATACAAGAAGGACAAACTCTATTAGATACACAATTTCAATTACCAGACTTAAGATCTAAATTTATCAGAGCTAGTTCTGCATCTGATCAAGGTGTTATTAATGACAATACAGTCACTAATTCTGCTGGTCAAACTGTTGAAAGATCTGGTGTTGGTGTTAATGTTTCATCAAATGTGGGATCTACTGCAGTTGTTGATATGGTAGGACAGTTCAGAGTTCCTTCTAGGACTGTTACTCTTACAGGTAATGTTGGTTTTACCAAACCTAGAAGACCTGATGAAGAAGTAGTTGCTATAACTGGTTTCTTACCACATATGCATTACACTACAACATTAAGATGTAGAACTTTTAGACGTCAAGGTAGTGATGTATTTGAATTAAATTATTTCAACAACGCATCTACGATTGGTGCTGAAAATTGGTATGATGCTACAGATTCTGGGGATCCTGATGGTAGACAACCTGCATGTAAACATTATGGACAATCAATAAGATGGAATGAAAATAATTATATTCCTGGTGGTGGTTTTCTTTCAGCTTCTTTTGAATATTATGGTATTTGTAAAGGAGGTTGTACTGGATTTATTAACAGTTGTTTTGTTCCTACTGGAAAAATAGCTAATAATGACACTACTCCAGAGGGTGAATGTTGGCAAACATTTTCAGTTGGATTTCTAACTGTTAGACAAACATTTCCTTGTCCAGAAACAAGTTATCCTGTCGTTGCAAATTACGTTCAAGGTGGTCAAGGTGTTGGTCTTGATGATATTCCTACCGCTTCGTCAGGTCCTAGTGGTGTTGTACAATCTTTTGAATTATATGAGAGTTGGGATAATTCAGTAACTTATACAGGACAAAACTACTATGGTAAAGGTCTTGGACAATGGGCGTATACATCATATGCTGCAAACTGGACTGGTTTAGCTGACGTTGGTTCATCTGAGGTTGATTTAAGTGGCGGTAATGGAACTGGATTTAGAGCTCTAGTTACTGCAGAGGCGTGGCCAGGTGCTGGTGGTAATGCAACAAACACAAGATATAAAATTTTGGCTATCGTT